GTTATGAAGGAGAATTTACAAGTCGTAGAGCAATTATCTACACATTAAGTTTCTCTGCAAAATATTATCTATATGGCCCTGTGACTTCACAGAATGTTATTCGTAGTGTTCAAGTTGACCAGTATACAGATATGCCAGTTAACGCACCTAAGAGGGAACAGAGGTATTCTGCAACACCTAAACCAGCAGACGTTTCACCTGCTGAATGGGATACTGATGATGGTGATTTCGGGTTCAATGAAACTACAAGTTTCTATGAAGATGCAAAGAATTTTAATCCGTCAACGGGTCAAGATGAATAAATAGTACAAAAGAATCTAAGGATTAAACAACTATGGCAATTAGAAAAATTATTAAAAGAGCTACAGACTCACTCTTTGTAAACACAGAGTTTGATGGAACTGAAGCAATCAAACCACCAGTTGGTACAACTGCTCAACGAGCAAATGCAGCTGCTGGTGATTTAAGATTTAATACGACAACAAACTTGATGGAGTATTATGATGGAAGTGGATGGAAATCAATTGATTCTCCACCTGTGGTTTCAGCTGTCTCTCCATCTGCTATTGCTAACTCATCTAGTTCAGTTGACATTACTATAACTGGCGATTTCTTTGCGAGTGGTGCTACAGTAAAAGCAATTGGACAAAACCTTTCAGAAATTGCAGCATCCTCAGTAACATTTACAAATTCAACAACTCTAGTTGCAACATTCAATGGAACAAGCTTCGCTGACGCACAGGAAGATTATAGTATTGAAGTCACAAATGTATCTGGACTTACTGGTAAGGGTGTAGACCTACTAGCAGTAAATGCAAGTCCTGCTTGGACTGTTGCGGCAGGAACACTCGCCACCATTTATGATTCTGCTAGAAGTGGTATTTCAATTACAACAGGTGCAACAGACGATGAAGGTGAATCATTAACATATTCTGTAACTACTGGTTCGCTTCCTAGTGGACTTTCTATTGCTTCATCAACAGGAACAATCACTGGTTCTACTAGTGCAGTTGGTAGTGATACAACAGTGACATTTACTTTATCGGTTACTGATGGTACTAATACTACAACAAGACAATATTCTATAATTCAAAAAGCACCTGTAATCACATCATACACTTCAACTGGTTCATTTACATTCAGTGTTCCAACAGGTTTAACAGCAGTAGACGTACTAGTCGTTGCTAGTGGTGGTGGCGGTGGCGGTCGTGCTGGCGCCGGAGGTGGTGCTGGTGGTTTAATTTATAGACCCGCATTCCCTGTAACGCCAGGCGGTTCAGTGGCAGGTTCAGTTGGTACAGCAGGGTTCGGCGGCCCAGGCCCAGGCGGAAAAGGTAATCCAGGCACACCAGCAACATTTGGAACACTAACTGCACAAGGTGGCGGTGGTGGTGGCGATGCCGGTGATGCAACAACTCCAGATGCTCCACAAATTAGTGGCGGTCGTCCAGGCGGTTCTGGCGGTGGACATGGTTATGGACAAACAACCTCACCAGCAGGAACAGGAACTCAACCACAACAGCCAGGCGATTCTGGAACTTATGGTTTCGGAAACCCAGGCGGTTATGGTTCTGGTCACCCACAAAGTGCCGGTGGCGCTGGTAATGACTATAATCCTGGCGGTGGCGGTGGTGCTGGTAGTGCTGGTGGACAAGGTGATGGTAATCAATCAGGCCCAGGCGGTATTGGTAAACAATACGGTATTTCTGGTTCACAAGTTTATTACGCTGGTGGTGGAGGAGGCGGCAGTCATGCACCTCATGGACAACTGGCATCTGGTGGACAAGGTGGTGGTGGCAATGGGGCAAATAGTGGCCCGACAGCACAAGGTGGACAAGCAACTGCAAACCGTGGTGGCGGTGGTGGTGGTGCTAGTACTTCTTCTGGCGCTGGCGGCAGTGGCGGAACTGGTGGAACTGGTATCGTAATTGTCTCATACTAAATACTAATATAATTATTACACAATAGGAGTGAATATAAAATGACTAAAAAATGGAATGAAGAACATATTGAAGCGGCAGAAGAAGTAATGAACTTTGCTCGTGCAACAGGTAATGAAAAGTTTGCAGAGATGATTAAAGATTTGTTTGAGATTAAAGAAAAACCAATTTTTGATACATCAAGTTCTGTATTTTTAAACCTTTCAGAACCTTTAAACATTGGGTGTAATGTTCAAGGATATAAACTTGAAGATGGAGTTAGATATCCTTTCTACTCTGTAGAAGGTGATATTCGTGAGTTTGAAAAACTGCATAGCACCGTAAAAGAAATGCGTGTAGGTAATGCCGAAACAAGTTGACATACTAGATAATGTTTTAGGAGTTACAGACGTTGTAGAAACAACTACAAGAGATGTTACTCCACCTAAACCTGTACTTGTTCCCGAAACAAAAATGACGGAAGAAGATATAGACAACGATTATAAATATCAGAGAGAAAACTTTTATAATCTGATAGAGAGAGGACAGGATGCAATTGATGGTATTCTTGACCTTGCAAGGGAATCAGAACACCCCAGAACCTATGAGGTTGCGGGGCAACTAATTAAGAATGTTGCAGAGGTAACAGAGAAACTTGGAGACTTACAAAGTAAGATGAAAAAACTCAAAGAAGTACCTAACACTGCACCAAAGAATGTAACTAATGCATTGTTTGTGGGAAGCACAGCAGAACTACAAAAGATGTTAAAAGGAAAAGAATGATATGCCATTAACTAGATTTAAACTAAGTGCCATTGAGGATGGTGGTATTGCAACTGCTGATTTAGCAGACGGTTCAGTAACAACTGCAAAGATTGCTGATAGTGCAGTCACTACTGTAAAGACTAGTAACTTATTTACTAATACGGAGATTGCTGGAACTGAAGCCGCAAGGATGCCTGTCGGTACAACTGCTCAGAGAGCGAATGCTCAAAGTGGTGATATTAGATTTAACTCTAGTATTTCTCTAATGGAGTATTATGATGGAAGTGGTTGGAAATCTATTGATTCTGCCCCTATTGTTTCATCCATTAGTCCAACAGTAGAGACTGATGCAAGCGCAAATATTACTATCACTGGTTCATTCTTTGCTACTGGTGTAACCGTTAAGTTTGTTGGTAACGATGGAACAGAGTATGCATCTCCATCTGTAACAAGAAACTCAGCAAATGAAATTGTTGCAACAACTCCTGCTACTGCATTGAGTGTTGCAAATGAACCATACGATGTTGTGGTAACAAATGTTTCTGGACTTTCTGGAACTTTGTCGGATGCACTAGATGCTGGTGGTGTGCCGGCATTTAATGAATCTGCTGGTTCTCTTGGAAGTGTTTATTATTCTGGAAGAACTGGACTTTCTTTTGATGCTGGTGCAACAGACCCAGACGGTGACACAATTACATATTCTATTTCAGTAGGTTCTCTGCCTTCTGGACTTTCATTAAATACTTCAACAGGAGAAATTTCTGGAACTGCTGATGCAGTAGGTTCAGACACTACGACAACTTTCACAGTATCAGCTGCAACTGCATCTGATACTTCTACAAGACAATTTTCTATTACTATTGCTGCTCCAATAGTAACATCTTACACATCAACTGGTTCTGGAACATTCAGTGTTCCATCTGGTATTAGTGCTGTTGATGTTCTAGTTGTTGCTGGAGGAGGCGGTGGCGGTGCTCGTGGAGGAGGCGGTGGAGGTGCTGGTGGACTTATCTATCGTCCAGCATTCCCTGTAACCCCAAGCGGTTCTGTTTCTTATAGTGTTGGAACTGGTGGTAGAAGAGCAACACATGTTGATAGCAGCGACACAGTTGGTGCAGAAAATGGAACTGATTCTACATTTGGAACTCTTACTGCTAAAGGTGGTGGACATGGGGGTAATCAGAGTGGTAATCCAGTAGGCCCTACACCAAACGGTGGCGCTGGTTCTGGCGGTTCTGGTGGCGGTTCTCACCAAAATGTTTATTATACTCCAGGCCAAAATAATCCAATGCCAAATAATGCAACTCAACCACAACAACCAGGCGATTCTGGAACTTATGGTTTTGGTAATCAAGGTGGCAGTAATTCAAATCCAAGCAGTGGACATGGCGCCGCCTACTCAGCACTAGCTGGTGGAGGAGGAGGAGCTGGTCAGGCTGGAACTCCAGGCAATACTTCTGGCCCAACTATGGGTAAAGGTGGTGATGGAAAAAGTTATGATATTTCTGGTTCTTCAGTAGCATATGCTGGTGGCGGTGGTGCTGGACATCATCCACCATTCCCCTCACAACTATCTTATTCACAAGGTGGTTCTGGTGGCGGTGGCAACGGCGCCCCATTCCCAGCTCCTGCTGGCGGTTCGTCTGGACAAAATGGAACTGCAAACCGTGGCGGAGGCGGTGGTGGTGGCACTACAGATGGTAACTCTGGAACTCACTATGGTGGAACTGGTGGAAGTGGTGTAGTCATTGTGGCATACTAAATAATAGAACCCCACACTAGAAGGGTTCTAATTCTACAGGTAATGATATGAGTGAAAATATCCAACACTACTTGGGCAACCCCCTTCTAAAGAAATCTAATGTCCCTGTAAATTGGACGAAAGAAAATATACTTGAATATCAGAAGTGTATGGAAGACCCCATATACTTTATTAAGAATTACATTAAGATTGTGTCTTTAGATGAGGGTTTAGTACCCTTTAGACTCTATGATTTCCAAGAGAATATCGTAAAGACAATCCACAACGACAGATTCACAATATGTAAGATGCCTAGACAGTCTGGTAAAT